GTCTGCGATGAACACGCTGAACACGAGTATGCCGAGGAAAACTATGTATCCGCCAAGCCCACTATTGACAGGGGTGGGCAGTTCATCAGTGTATTCACGGAAAATGCGTGGAATAAAGACAACCTTGCTACGGTACTGTACGAAGATGGCAAGGAAGATAAGAACGGGTTCATATCAATCTTTTTCCCCTTCAACGTAGTCCCCAATAGAGATGAGGAGTGGTATCAGGCGGTTAGGAACAGTATCCCCGACAGGGAACTTGCGGGCCTCACCCCCGAACTCTATATGTATAAGAACTATCCGAGGTCTGAAGAAGAGGCGTTAAGCGTTCCGCAGACCGTAGCCGCATTCGATAAGAAAGTCCTTGAAAATATGCTGGAGGTAGCCAACAGAACCAACTCAGTGACCATAGAGCATGAGGGGATAGACTATGAATACTGTAACATCTATTTACCATTTCACCTCGGAGATTTCTTTGTGGTGGCCTCTGACGTATCCCTGGGCGTGGGTCGGGACTACAACGTAACCACGATTATGAATGTTAAGACAGGGGTTATCGTTGCTGATATAGTAACCAACACACTTGACCCCGATGAGTTCGCATGGCACACGATAAGATTACTGGAAGCCTATAAGAACCCGAAATGGTGGCCTGAAGAGAACCTGTGGGGTAAACGGGTGATTAAAGTAGCGCAGGATTTGAAGTATACAAACCTCCAATATCGAGATGAAAGAAGAACGAAGGCAGGGTTCGTAACTGATGAGAAAACCCGTAAAGACCTGTTCGCGGGACTGATACCGGCAGTAGACAACAGGCAGATAACGATATTAAATCCGAAAGGTGTCTTGCAGTTAATGGACTTAATCAGGAACGCTGATAAGAACGGCAGGATAGAGGCCAGGTCTACGGGGCATGACGACTACCCGATTGCGGCGGGTATCTGCTGGCTCAAGAAGGATACGGTAAGTGTGGGGTTATCGCCCCCGAAACCCATACACACCCTGACATTCGGTAGTAAAGAAGAAGGTATCATGGACAGGGTGAAGGAATTAGAGGTATCCCGCCAGAAATCCGCCCCTGACGATATGTGATATAATAGGATTAGACAACTAAATAATGGGCAGGGGGAAATGGCTTATATCATGGGCACCCCCTGCCCTATTTTGTAGGCTGTTTCCCCCGCCGAAGAAATTACAGGATGCAGGGAGCATAGCTTGCGGGGGCAGGCCATAACAAAGAGACATACAAGCACACGGGGTAAGTGGCATCCTTTAAGGAGTTTCTATGGCAAAAGACAAACCCACGGTAGATGATATAAAATCCCAGTTCAAGAAAGACAAGGCGACCTACGGCAAGTTGCGTGAGCAGTTTGAACAAGACGAGTTGTTTTACGAGTTAAATTTCAAGGATAAGTTGCACGTTGCCGACCAGTTCAAGGATGACAGGGTGGTGGTTTCTACCGCAAGGGATGTCGTGGATGCGGCAATCAACCACACCGATATAATGAACGCCCGTGTATTCGTCAACAAGCAGGGAACGGGCGATGTCGCCAAAGAAGCCGCCGAGATGCAGAGGAAACTCGCGCTCGGCTTAATTCACAGAACAAATGTAGAGTCGTCTATCGCCCCAGGCCGTGTCGGCGCCAAGCATTTCTGGCTGCACGGTCTCGCTGTTTACAAGACGGTATGGGACGCTGACAGGTGGCTTGACAAGCCCGAACGGAAAGAGGGTGAAAGCGAGGAGTCCTATGCCCATCGTATTGATGAATGGCGCTCCGAAACCCATCTATCACTGCCAATCATTATCCAACCCGTCAACCCCTCCAACATAATACCCGACCCCAACACTGGCGGGGAACTGTATGTATTCGAGTGGCGGGAACGGAGTTTATTCGATGTCAAATTACAGTGGCCTAACTTTTCTAACCCGCTAGGAAAGAAGGATGACGAACCCATTGACTATGTATCCTGGTGGAATGGCCTTTATAGATGTGAGATGCTTGACGGCGAACCCATACTTAAAATCGCGGGTGGTGTTGTCAATCACAAATATGGGTTCCTCCCCTATACACTGATAGAAAGTGGCCTTGGCAATCTCTCCAAAGCAGCAAGGCCGGAGATGAGATATGTTGGGCTATTGAGATATATCTTCGATATGCTGGTATCCGAATCCACCAACTACACACTCTGTGATGTCCTTATGAAGCGTGAAACGATGAAGGGCGGATATATCACAGGTGCAGATGCAGGAAGTATCCCTGAAATCAAGCAGGAATACGGCGTTTACTGGCCTGTTGGCAATAAGGATGTCCAGTTCCATGACTGGGAGTCGAAGATGGCTCCTGACTCTGCCTATGCGCATCTGGGGCTAACTAAAGACTATATCGCAGGGCACGCTGCCCCTCGTTCTGTAAGGGGTCAGTCAGAAACTGGTGTGAGGTCGGGTGCTGACAGGAGACTGGTTCTGGCTGAAGCTGCCGCTATCTACCAGTATTCTGCGCCTGCGTTCGCTCACGGCTGGGCTAATATATTAAATAAGTGTGCTCGATTAGCAAAGAACGTTGTCCACGGAGAGTTCGAGGTATGGGCAAGAACGCCGAGGGATGAGTTTGACGTAGTTATCAAGAAATCACTATTAAGAGAACCGTTCAACTACTATATTGACTTCGGCGCTATTTCAGAAGAAGACGAGTATAGACGCCATGACGATTTGATTAGAAGGGGTCAGGCTGGCCTTATAGATGAAGAATACGCATGGGAGCGGCAGAACGATGTTGACCCAGCGACTATGCGCAAGCGCATGAAGAAAAAGCAGTTGAGAAGTTCACCCGCTTATCTAACGGCGCAAGACCAGATGATGGCTGCCATGTTCCAGCAAGCGGCTTCCGCAGCAGGTATCCAATTACCGCTACCTATGGAGGGTGGGGGTGGGCAACCAGCGGTGGGGGGAATGACTGGAACACCGATGCCAAGGCGTAATGTTCCACCTGTACGAGAACCTGCACCGATGGGGCAATTTGGGAGTAAACAAGGTCAGGGAGGTGGCGGAAATCGTGGTTAAGAAAGATGACAGTATCCTTGAAATAATGGAGGAATGTATCGCCGAAGATATGGAGGCGATGCGTGAAGTAATACGTGAGGATTTAGTCCCCCTGATAGAATACAGGACTAAACTGGAAAAAGACATCTATAATAAGGCTTACAAGGAATTAAGGGAACTTGAAAAAGACGAGGTGTAATTATGGCATTTGATTGGAGAACTTTAATGCCGTGGGGGCCTGCCGTCCCACAGGATTACGGCAAGCAATTTCAGAAAGGTATGTCATGGCTTACAGGGCAATATCAGAAACCCCAACCTGCACAGTTAGGGGCTAGAACACAGAGTGTTTACCAGCGAGCTGGACAACCACTACCCCCTGGTACTACCACTGCGCCAGAAACACCAGCAGACAAGGCGGCCGCAATGAGGGCGATGATAGCAGCGACTAAAGGTGGGGAAAAACCTGCTGGTGGGGAAGCACCTTCCTGGCTTGGTGAATACGGCACACCACCGTTCCCCACAGAAGACCCGCCGAAGGGTTATGAGTGGGAATTTAGTGAAGGGGCTATGCGCTGGATACCCGTTAAAGCGAGAGGCGCTACACCAACACAAGAAAAGGAGTTCGGGTTAGCTGAAAGCAAGGAAAAGAGAGCCGAGCAGCAGCAGATGTGGGAACGGACATGGATGGAACAAGAACGCCAGAGAGAGGCCTCGGAACAGGCGAGGCAATGGGAGTGGCAGCAGAAGCAGTTTGAGGCAGAGCAGGAATACCAATATCAGCAGATGGAACAGCAGCGCCAGTGGCAGGAAGAACAACTCCAATGGAAACAGCAAGAAGCAGAAATGCAGCAACAGGAGATGGAGAGGCAGGAGAGAGCAAGGTTATCTGCCAGCCCTATTTCATGGTTGCAGTACGCAAGTTATACGGGTGACACTCCTGCTATACAGCCGTGGATGATGCCCCTGATGCAACAGCAATACCCCTCATTACAGACGGGACAGGCAATCCCTGGCTATACACCAGAAAGCGGTTCCGAGATGCCTACATTGACTAACCCCTCGGCTCAACTATGGGCCAGGATGGGGCCAACGGCGCAGGGGCAATTTTTAGGTTATAGACAATCAAGAACTGGCTCACGACCAGAGGAAAGTATGTTCAGGTTAGGGGCGGGAGCGCCCCCTGGAGGCAGAAATACTGGTTTAAGCTGGACTAGATAATATGCCAACCCTTTCAGAAACAGTACGGGGACTAAGCCCCGCCGCATTAAGAATTTTTAAGCAGCAGTTGCCAGAGCGCCTGAAGACAATGGGCGAACTTGACCGCAATACTGTTATGGAACAACTACGTCAATTACCCGAATTACAGGAATTCCCCGAAACACAGTTCCCCCAACAGCAACAGCAACCCCAAGAAGTTCCCCTATGGCAGAAACCATTACAGTGGATACGTGGTGTTGAACAGGGTGCTGGTGCGCTATTAGCTTCCCCATTTACCCCTGCTACTCAAGGTACGGAAGGTATGTCGTGGTGGAAGAGAGAAAAGGCTGAATATAAAGAGTGGGAAGCGCCGCAAACTAAACTCGGATTTAATTACCCCAAATGGCTAGGCGGCGAGGAAGCAACGCTAGGTGTTAAGGGGGCGCTGGAACTAACCCCGTGGTTCGCTACATCACTTGCTACCGCAGGATTGGGTGCTGTAGCAGGTATCGGTACAAAGACAGGCTTAACTGCCCTAACACGGGCTGCGGCACTGGGGCAAAAGGGTATCAGGCCGATAGTAGCAGCGGAGCGTGCCATAACCACCGCGCCATTCAAGGTCGCGGGCATGGCGTTAAAACCATTGAGGAAGTTTGCCTTGAAAGAAATCCCCGATATTGCGCGGTTCACCGCACCCGCTACTGAAGAATTGGAACGCCAGATGGTTACTAAAGACTGGATGAGAAAGGTAGCGCAGACATTCGGCAGGGTTCCTGTATTAAAAGGTGCCGTAGAGAAGATAGGCGGCAAGGCTGCACTGGTTACTGAAGAAGTAGAAGACCGGACATTAAGGGCGTTACTGGTTGGCACAAGGGTTCAGGAACGGCTGATGAGCAAGGGGCAGGTTGCGATGGCCTCTCTGGGCAGGATACACCAGAATCCCGTCAGGCTATTCGGGGTTGAAGAAGCTACTGGTATTGCCAGGAACGTAACGGCTAAAGTCAAAGGTACATCATTACATATCAGCGATATAGCCGAACACCCCACAAAATACATTCTCACTACCGAACAGAAAGCCTATATAGAGCAGGTTCATGCTGTAGAGGACTGGGTATTAGATGGGTTAAAGCAGGCTGGTATAGAACCCAACTTACTCAAGTTTGATGAGTTCTCCCATTGGGTACACCGTGAAGTAATCGGTAAAAATATAGACGAAGCCCTTGTCAAGTTAAGGAAGGGTGGAGGGAGAATAGGAACTAAAGCAGGGTGGGAGAAAGAACGGTTTTATGAGGAAGCCGCCAAAGGCGTTGAAGCGGGAATATTATACGAACCCTCATTAGAAAGG